GTACTGGAGCTCTCCCTGGATTTGACCGCGGAAAAAATGTGGGAGCTCCGGTGTCTCCGACACTTGAGGGTAAACGATGGGCAACAACGATTCCGAGAATTCTCAGAATCTTGGATCGTATTGTGTCCGCTTACGCGCCCGGCGGACGGGTGGCTTGGAAGAAGAGATCTTCTAAGAAGGGAGGACGACCCGCTGGCTATAAGCCCAATAAGGTCGTCATCCCCGATGCTGTCAAGAACTTATGTCCCCGACAGCGAGAAGTCTTCTTCCATTCTAATGTGCTGATCGACAGAGAGACAGCTCAATTTTGCTTGTCTCTTTGCTTGACGCTCTTTGAATCTTTCCCAAGATTCTTTGAGCAGATCAGCTTTGGGGACCAAATTTCGCTTGTAGAGACAGTCAAAGAATGGCCAAAGGCCGACTTTGTCAAGAGAGCGAAAGCTCTTACTGTCTGGGGATTTGCCCGCTTAATGAAGCAGGATCTCCCCGATGTCCCAAATCCGGCTGAATGTCGGAATTTGGGCTTCAAGCGATCTGCAGCTCATTGGATCCGACCGCTTTTTGTACGGCGATCCAACCCACGGAATGTCCACTTCTTCTGGAGTCTTCTCCAGGGGACAAAGCGTGGATGTGCTCCCATTAATTCGGAATTCATTGAACAAGCTTACGAGAAGCATAAGAATGCTCTTACCAAACCCAAGCCGGAAACATCTTTCGATGACACCGATGCATGGCGCTTTGGACGTAAGCTGTTCAAGGGCGCGAGGTCTTCTTCCGAAACCCCGCTTCCGAACTTTTCGGCTTCGTATCGCTCAACCCGTAGGGAAGGCGGGAAAATTGCCGAAATACGTAAGTATGCACGATCTGAAGAAATCGGCATGACTTACGTGGGAGATGAGCTGCGTCGAGTCAGCGGATCAGTCTTGACGACTGATGAAGCCGTCAGCCACTATCTTCAGTCTGAAGACCGGATGAAGACCCGGGTTCAGCTAGTGGTTGAACCGCTGAAAGCTCGACCAATTACGGCAGGCTCCGCTCTTGGTGGCTGGGCATCTATGCGAGCCCAAAGAGAGATGTGGAATCATCTCTTTCGTCTTGATCAATGCAAGTTGATCGGCGAGCCACTTGAGCCGAAGCATATTGAATGGCTAGACAGTCAATCACCCAAAGAATTTGACTTCTGGGTGAGTGGTGACTATTCCGCTGCAACGGACAATCTAGACATCGCTTTGACAAAGCGGCTCTTTGAAGCATTTCTGTATTGGAGACCATACTCAGAAGACTTTGAGACAGTTCTCCGAGAAATGTTGTATGAGCAAGATCTAGACTATCCGCACGACGGAAGTACAGTCCATCAGACCAATGGTCAATTGATGGGGTCACCGCTGTCTTTTCCCATTCTTTGCGCTGCCAACTTATTCGGCTATTGGCGTACATACAAGACGTACTTTGGCCGAGAACCGAAAATTCATGAAATGCCCGTTCTTGTGAACGGAGATGACATTCTCTTCAAGGCGAATCATGAATTCTATCGGCTTTGGCAGCTGGAATTGAAGAAGATCGGGTTCGAGCTGTCAGTGGGAAAAAGCTACTTTTCAAAGTGCTTTCTC